TTGTACGGATCGTACTGATACTTCCAACCGCTGTCTAGTACTGCATACGAACTAGACACATTGAACTTGGTATCTGCATATGATGCACCTGCGGGAGCATTACGCCATTCGATTAGACGATCTGTAACAAGTCCTGCGTTGGATTGGTCAAAGATATTCGTGTAAGGTGCGCTTACGAATGCAACGCAGTCCTTGCGCTTTTCTGCAATCTGTTGAACAATATTCTTGGCAAGTGTAGTGTGTGTACCTGATGTGTCTGCTCCTGCTCCAATCGGGGCACCTAGCAACAGCAGAGAGATATCAACCTGCTCGGCATCAAGGAATAATCCGTATCCACGAGTACCGTCTGTCGAGAAGTAATCTCCACCTGATGGTGCTGATCCATCAGAACCACCAGTTAGTTGATAGCCGTCGGTGGGAGTTTCCCCTGCGATAGTTGCAGGAGTTTTGGTTGCAAGTGTAATAACATCGTCAATGGTTTCTCCGCTGATGGTGATTTCCTTACCCATCCAAATGTACTGAGAACCGTTATTGATTACGGTGCGGATGTAGTTGCTTGCTCCGTCTGGCTTTTTTGCGCCAGGGAACAGAGACACACCTTCAAACTTCTCAAGCACAGTATTAGCAACACCAGAGATGGCACCCGTGCGATCAATGACGCACAGATTGATTTCATCACCGTACACGCCGTTATCGTGTGCCCATGAAGAACCACCTGTCAGTTGGTCTGCTCCCAATCCTTCTACTGAGTTTGGTGCGCGATCAAAGATGTCTGAGAAACGCAGTTCGGTATCTGTGTAGATATCGGTTCCTGTTGTTTCCGAGTGATCTGCTGCCAGACTGTAGGTGTAAACCGCAATGGCGTTTCCTAGAGCGCCAGGATATTTGGCAATAAAACCAACTGCCTGGGCGCTATTTTCCCACGCCTGCTCGTTTGCGATGTATCCTGTTACACCACCTGATCCTCCCGCACCTGCGTTCGTCGCGGTGGCTTCGTCCACTACACGCACAACTTTCAGATTGTTGCCGTAGGACAGGAAGTTTGCAGCAGCAAACCATCCCGCAGCATTGTCGTCATTTGGCTTACCAAACACCGACTTGAGTTCGTTTTCGCTTGAGATGGTCAGAATCTCATCAACTGGACCCCAAACGAATCGACCTGCATACGCACCCGCTGAAGCGGACACGGCAGGGATGATGTTTGTGAAGTCAAATTCCTTGATTTCTACGCCTGGACTAAGTTGGAATCCCATGTGTATCTCCTTTGGTCAAACGGAAGTTCCGAATGGTTCTGTGCTTGTATTTATGCCTACTCTTACTTTCAGAACAGGCATTCACCACATGGTATCATCATCGTCAGCCACTAGGCCGTCATCAATCATTCCGAACGGGGTCAGGTCTTCTTCAATCCTCTTGATCTGCTCTTCGTAGATCAGTCTACGGATATCTAGGTTTGTGAAGTCTTTGAAATATGGCTGAGATGTCATCCATGCAAACAGCACAAGGGTCATCACCAAGTCATCGTGATAGCCAGGTTCTGCTTCAAATGTGTCGCCTTTGGATACAAAGGTGGCTAGTTCGCTGATGATATCGAAATCTTCCACCAATAGTTTGTTCTCTTCAATCAGAGATTTCAGAACTGAGCATCCTACCTTTTTCACAGGATGGGTAGTTTTTACTCCTAGTTGGCGTTTGCCAACTCCAAAGTTAGACAACACTTGTCCACCGCGGCCCTTCACGGTGGTATTCAGCAGATTCTCACATTCCAAGTCTTCGTGTAGGATTGTGGCAACCTGTTCTCCAATATCGTTCAGTTCCACCAATACGCTGGCATTATTGTAATCTTTGGCAATCTTGTCGATCATGGTGGGTAAAATCAGATGCGACATGGAGTTGTTTCGGAACTTTGCAACCAAGCGATACGGATTCTGAGACACATCGACCACCGTGATGGCATGATAGTCTGATCCACCTCCGCGAGAAGTGTCCACCACTACCGTGTAGATGTGATCGGATTTAGCACCTTCGTAAACATCCATACCGTCCAATGTTTTTTGTATGGGTCGCCGCCACGGCATGGTTTTCAGTTTCTTTACATCAATCAAGGTGTGAAGCGATCCAACAAACTCACATTCAAACTCTACACGGAACTGTTCTTCGCTTGTGTTTGCAATGGTCTGCGCTTTCCATTTGTCATCGCGCCCTGGCACATCGCTCCAATGAATCTCTACTGGCACATATGCATTGGTTTTCTCTTTTGCACCAATCCATAACCTGTAGAACAGATTCAATCCCTTTGGGGTTGATACAATCAGAACCTTTGAGGTTTTGCCACTGGCAATAGTTGGATATACAGACGAGAAGAAGTCTTCTGCCACTTCGTGCGGAACATATGCAAACTCGTCAAGAATGATGAGATTGAACGATCCACCACGAACAGCAGATGATGATGTAGCAGAGGCAAGAATCTTGGAACCGTTTTCTAGTTCAATGGAACCTTTGTTCCAACTCACAATGCCTTGTTGCAACCATTTAGGCAAATACTCGTATGCTGTTTTGAGTCTACCTAACAGTTCGCGCGCTGTTTGTAGTTTGTTTGCAAGTATCGCAACATTGGTTGTGGGATTGAACAGAATATACCACAAGGCATACGCAAGCACCGTAGTAGACTTTCCGCTCTGACGCGGATACTTACAAATCACAAACCGATTGGTATGTACTGTTCGCAACAAGTCTTGCTGAAACTGCCAAGGTTCAAACGGTTGCAATCCTTTGTCTAAGGTTACAATGCGAACATACTTGGTAATGAAATGTAACGGATCTTCGCTGCACTTCATGTACTCCACGACTTGTTCGGGAGTGAAAGAAACAGCGGTATTTGCCGCTTTTAGGTTTGGATTACCAAGATAGGTGTCTTCCTGTCGCAGAGTCATACTTTACTCACTTTGGTCATCAAGTCGTTTGCGCTGTTCTTCCTTCTGTAGTTTCAAGTATTCTTGTAGGTCTTTAGTGCTTCCCAAATAGATGGCGTTATTTGTGATGCTTTGTGCTGTTTGCTTTTCGTGGGCAGCAGTATGTCGAATATCCTTGACTCGCTTGTGCAAATCAATCAGACTGTTGTTTGCATCTGCAATCTGACGCATGATGATTGCAGCAACTTCATAGGCGCGGGGAGATTCCCCTTCGCTGGCAACTTGTATGATGCCATCAAGAGCAGACTTGCCTACATCAATGAGTTCTTTCAGATTCTTGCGAACCTCATTGTAATCGTTTGCTGCATGGGGATCTTCTTGTGCAAGAGGATGAGCGGTTTCAGGAACTCGTACTGCAATTGCTTTTACTGGTTTCTCTACAGGTGCGATATCGTTCTGTATTCCTAGTACAGATGCAAGTTTTTCATCTACGCCTTTGGTTGGTTCCATGATTACGCTCCTGCATTCCAAGACGGATCAATGTCTTCAAACAACTCAATGTCTTGCCAAACATCGTATGCAGTACCTGTTACAGAAAGAGGTGCATTTGGTCCTGTGGTTCCTTCTACCACAGCACGATCCCATACTCGTACAAAATCACGGGTCAATGCTCTCGTCTTTCCGAGGTCTGCAAGTTCGTGTACAGCAGTTTGAGTTTCCAATACAAACTTCGCATCGCGTAGTGGACCAATGATGTACCCTTTCACTTCAAATGATAGGGTGTACATCATGCTTTTACCTGCATCGAAGTTTCCTTCGTAGTCATCTTCCCATGTAACAGAAGTCAAGGTGATGGGTAGATCAACTTTCTTGTCAATATCCGTGAAGTTAATACTCACGGTATACGCAGGAGTAAAATACGGCAGAATCTGCTCGACTATGCGTAGTCCGTTGTCCATCGTGTCTGGCATAATGTACAACTCAAAGGTGAATGTATACGGTACTTCTGCAAACCGATATACCTTTTGGGTATCCGCTGTGGGTGCGCTCGTATCCAGTACCTTTTTGGTCATGGTTGTGCGCTTACGGCCGCTATCGTATTCCCAATTAGTCAAAGCAAATCCCAAGCGAGGCAAAGTCATGTTGAATGTTTGTCCGTCTTCCATTCTGCTTTCTGATATACGACGAAGCCATTTCTGCTTTGGTGCATATGTGAGAGGTATTCTTGCAGGAGGATTCTGTGCGCTATCTCCACCAATATAGATGTTGTTGAACAGAGAACCAAATGCAACTACGGTTTTGCGAACACATTGATGATAGAATGGATTGTCGCCGTTAAACATCAGGTGTCCTCACTAAATGGATTGCTCTCGGTGAAGTCTACTATGCGATCCAACTCAATTTCAAAGTCTGCATTCTGATTCACGGTACTGTCTGATGGACCAACTGATACATCCGTTGCGGTTTGTGCAGAGTATGACCAAGACGCTCCTGAGTCTGCTCCAATAATCCGAGTCGCACTGGCAGTAAATACACCAACTACGCGCTCTAATCGTAGAACAGCAAGTGTCATGCCCGAA